GGTCAATTTTGTTCTGCTCCGTTGATTCGTTAGTTCACCTGTATTCGCTCAACACTCACGCACGGCTGTTTACCGATGGGTGCCGGGGAGTGCTGACGGGTAGAGGCGAGGCGTAAAAAAGCCCGGTTGGACGTCCGGGCTTTCGGATGCAGTAGTTGTCAGGTTTTTGGGCGGGATCAGTAGCGCCAGAACGCCGTGAACCCGGTGATCGTTCGCCAGCGCTCACGGTGGTAGCGCACGGGATCGGTTGGCAGGCCGTCATCAGGTGGCGGTTCTGGCCGCGCATGGCTGAGCGCTGCGCCGATCAGGAGCAGTAGGAGCATGGTGATCTCCGGTTAGGTTGGGTGATGCAGGTGGGCGGTTATAAGCCGCAGTTTCGTCCGCATCGGATATAGCTCGAATCCCTCCGAGTGTTGCCCGTCTTCACAAGGCGCTATTGATCGCACCAGCTCAGGACAAGGTGGCCACCCTGCTATCACGCAGAAGGCCGAGCTATATCCGATACGCTCTCATAGAGAGGATCGGGCAGTTAACGACAGGCTTTCGTGGCGCTGGTGATTCACTCGTTGTTGAGCCACTTCAAGACCGTTTCCTCGCCGATAGCGCTGAGGAAATCGTTCGGGTCTACGTTGCTGCTGGCCAGCCATTCGGATATCTCGGCCTCGTCCATGGTTTCCAGCAGCTTGCCCGCGCCGATGTGGTTCACAATTTCGTGAGGCTCCAAGTCATGCAGGCGATCGTCTATATCCAGCTCTGCGGCAATATCCCGAGGTTGCGCATCTACCGTGACACGCACGTGGCTGCTTCTGCCTACGCCTTCTACGCTGACGCTGTCCGCGTCGAATGTGATGCTCATGTTGTGTTTCTCCGGTTGTTTTCCCGCTGCCCACCGCTCTGGATGGGCATCAGTGAAAAATTCCGTTGTTTCCTTCTCTCCGACCGCGACTCTGTCCGCCGGATAACTGCTTCTGGTGCTTTACGCTGCACACCCGGGTCAGTTGCCAACCCTCTGAACCGTTGAGGCCGGTTCATCGCTGCCTTGTTGCGTTGGGCGGTGAGGCCCTGGTGAGTCCCTATCTGGCGACTCGATGGAGTGACTATACGAATCCTCATAATATTGGTCAATACGTTTTTGCATAATATTTTTCATGGGCGTAAAAAAACCCACCAGCGGCGGGTTTGTTCTCTTTCCGATGTCGACTAAAGGGTTGCTTTCAGCACCTGGGCAGAGCCTTCCGACGCATCATGCGTGATGTTCCCGGTGGTGCCGCATACGGAAAACATAATTGCTCTCGAATTCTCCAGGGCCTTGATGCTTTGCAATGGGACAGTGGAGCTGAATGTTTCCCTGCTGCGCCCATCGTCAAAGCTGTTTGAGTACTGCAGGTCAATGGTTACAACGTTCTTCCCGTCCTCGGATACGGCCGTAATCCTGTCCTGGCCGCCACATTGTAGGTACTTCCAGTAATTGGACTCGGTTGATATCTCAACCCGGTAGGCATACGGGGTCTGCTGGCCTTTGGGATAGAGCGCACTGACGCGGAACTCAAAAGAATCGGCTGTCGGCTTACTGGATGACCAGGTAACCGACTTGGCGCCCGAGTATGCATTCCCGCTTCGTGTCAGACCACTCTCACCTTCGCCTGCGATGCAGAGCGCCGGGTAAACTACCAGACCAAAAATAATGTGGCGCCAAAGCATGCCGCTAACCCCCTTTAGTTGTAACGCTACAGCGCCGATCTAGGCCACTTTGCGTCAACCACACGCCCAACGACTGACCATGTGTCATCCACCTCTACGGTGGGAAATGCAGGGTTCAAAGGTTTTAGGTAGGCTCGGCCCGAGTCCCATATGAACTGCTTGAACGTCGCTTCATTAGTGTCTATCAGCTTAGCTACGACATATTGACCATTCTCCACGTCGCCACCCGGCGCCACCAGGATCAGCATCCCCTCGCTGAAACTCATTCCATTCGTCGAGGTCATGGATGGACCTCTGACCTTTAGCCAGAAGCCGTTAGGCCCGGCCCAGGCGTCGGATGGGTGCATCGCTTCGAAGTCGCCTACGTTGAACAAATCCATTGCCTCCGCCGCCACCCCAGCCTGCACCCAACTAATTTCCGGGTATTCATAATATCGCGTTGGTCCCTGAGCTGACTCAACGTTGGCATCAAAGGTGTCATCTCCAATTCCATACATAAGCCACTCAGGGGAAACCTTAAGTGCTCGTGCCAACTTGGCAATAGTCGGCATACGCGGGCTTTCGCTCTCGCCTGACAGTATCCGATTGATTGTTGGCTGAGGAACACCAGACCTTTTGCCGAGCTGCGTTTCATTCAGGCCAATGTCGGCCATTTTTGCGCGTATGCGCCCAGCGATATCCATGACTCACCAAATATACGAATGCGGATTAATAGAATTCTATTGCATGAGCTAATGCATATTCGTATGATTAATCATGCAAAACCTCATAGGATTCCAGTCATGACAGTTCAAGAGATGTTGAATCGCCTTTTCCAGCTCGGGCTGTCGCAGACAGAAGTAGCTGAACACTGCGGAACCACGCAGGCCACGATCTCCCGCGCAACCAGCGGCACGATGGTTGGCTACAGCACAGGCAAAGCTATCGAGCTTCTGCTGGCTGAGCGCGAAGAAGCCGCCAAGAACACTGCAACTCAAGCCGCCTAAATCACCTTGCCTGCTCAAAGGAGCCAAACGATGCACTTCGACCCAAGCCATATGCACGACAAACCCACCAAGGTCCGCCTGGACGAGGTGGCCGACGATCTGCTCACAGCAATGGCGCGATTCCAGCGCACACAGAAAGCCGTCCTCGCCCGAGAAATCCTTGAGCGTGGCCTGAACCAAATGATGGAAGAGCTTAACGCGAAAACTGACGTGGCCTGAAGTGGCCCAGGAGGCCCTGTGCCTGAAAGAAAACCATTGGAAGTCTGGCTTGACGGGAAAGGCCAATCGCAACTGGAGCTGTTAGCCAAAGCGAAAGGCATCACGCCCGAACAGCTGACAACCAAGATCATGAACGAGGCGCTAGATCGAATGACGCGCCCGCCAAGAAGCCGGAGCAACGTCGCTTCCATAGGACGCAAGGGCTGATAAGTCCCTGAGGGACTATTGAGGGTCTGCCAATGAAACAACGAAACGGTAAATCGGACGCACAAAAAAGCCGGGGTGCGATCCCGGCTTCTTGTGCAGCACTTACAACAAAGTTCTGGAGCGAATAATGCCCAATCTCAATGAACGCGTCAACACCCCAGGGTTTTCGACCCATGGGATGAGCTTTCACCAGTCTGCAGCTATGCATGCCGCGCAGATGGTTCGCTACCAGTACACCAAAGAATCAAAGAACCGGTTCCGCCGTGAGTGCCTTGAGCATTTGAAGGCATCCCTGCTGCACGTAGGGGGTTCGGCATGAGCAACGTCATTCAACTTAAATCGGCCGGGGGCTTCACCCGGATGGAAAACACACTGTATGAGGCCCTAATCAGGGCCGAGCTGTCAGGACGTGAGCTTCGCGTGGCACTTGCCGTGCATCGCCTCACTGCTGGCTACAACAAGGACTCCGTGAAGGTAGCAGCTCTGTATATCGCCAAGATGATGTACGGCGAAGAAGGGGCTGATAGCGAGCGCGCAAACGTGTCCAGGGCGATCAATTCCTTGATCCGTCAGCGGGTACTTTTCCGTGATGGTGGCAGCCGTGATCCGATCACTTTTCTGCCGTCAAATGAGTGGAAAGTAGACCCAAAAACTACTGTGTTGAAATCTACACACTGTGTGAAAAACATACATGCCACTGTGTTGGAAATTACACACATAAAAGAAAGAAATACAAATACTACTCCTAACGGAGTAGTCGTCGACGCGGGGCGTCAACCTGAGCAAGAAGACCTGTTGGCAGAAAAGGTCGTTCGCTCGGCACCGGCAGTGGATGCATGCCCGTATCAGGAGATCGTAAATCTCTACCACATGGCGCTCCCTGAATTACCAGCTGTTGCCCTTTTGACTGCTGGACGCAAAAAGACCCTGCAAGCTCGGTGGCGCGAAAGTGAGGTTCACCGTGACCTCTCGTTCTGGGCTGACTACTTCGCCTCCGTGAAGGCTTCACGCTTCCTGACCGGCCGTGCCGAGGGCCGCAATGGCGACTCGCCGTTCCGCGCCTCGTTCGACTGGCTGATTGCACCTCGCAACTTCGTCAAGGTTGTGGAGGGCAATTACAATGCGTGAACCCTACAGCATAGAAGCCGAACACGGCTTGCTGGGTGCGATGATGCAGCGCCCCGAACTGATCGACACCCTGAGCGATGACCTGACGGCCGAGTCGTTCTACTTCCCTGAGAACGCGGACGTGTATCGCGCAATCATGGCGCTTCGCTCCACGGGCCAGGCTGTGGACTTCCTGACGGTGGGCAACCACATCGGGGAACTGGGCTCAACCGGCACCCCGGCGTTTGCCTACTGCGCCGAGATCGTGCGTAACACGCCGAGTGTTGCCAACTCCGGCACCTATGCGCAGATCGTGCGTGAGCGTGCCATCGACCGAGCGTTGTACGAACTCGGCAGCCAGGCCATGGATATATCCCAGGGAGATCAGGACACACAGTCGAAAATATCCGCCATTCAAGCCGCTGCGCTCGCAATTGACAGCGGCAGCAACACGGATGAGGTCGTGAAGGCCTCTGACGTGCTGATAGAGCAGGTTGAGGTATGGCAGGAAAGGCATGACCGCCATGCGACCGGCGAAACGCTCATGGGGCTTTCTACGGGCCTTAAAGAGCTTGACGAAAAACTGGGCGGTTTGCTGCCTGAGCAATTGATCATCGTTGCCGGACGTCCTGCCATGGGCAAGACCACCCTGGCCATGGGGTTCGCTGCCCACAATGCGATTCACGCCAAAAAAGCGTGCCTTGTCGTCAGCCTGGAAATGAGCAAGGGCCAGTTGCTTGATCGTGTCATTGCATCCGAGGGTCGCATACCGCTCGCGCTACTCAAGAACGGCACGGCCTGCCAGACCCACGGGCCTGAGCAAATGGCCGCTGCCAGCTCAGTGCGCAATGCCAACCTCTTTTTCGCTGACCGATCGGGCGCAACCGTTGGGCGCATCCGTTCCCTGGCTCGCCGCCACAAAATGCGCTACGGCCTGGACCTGCTCGTCGTCGATTACCTGCAACTCATGGACGGCGAAGGGGGTAACCGTACCGAGCAAATCAGCAGCATCAGCCGTGGCTGCAAGCTGCTTGCCCGCGAGCTGCAAATCCCTGTCGTGTTGCTCAGCCAGCTTTCACGCAAGTGTGAAGAACGCCCAAATAAGCGGCCGATCCCCTCCGATCTTCGGGAATCTGGCGCGATTGAGCAGGACGCGGACGTAATCCTTTTCGTTTACCGCGACGAGGTTTACAACGAAAACTCCGACGCCAAAGGCATCGCGGAAATCATCGTCGGCAAGGGCCGTGACGTTGAGACCGGCACCGTCCGATCCGCCTTCCTGGGCCAGTACAACCGGTTCGAAAACCTCGCCGCCGGTTGGAAGCCAGAACCCACCGAAGCTGCACCCGCCAAGGTAACCCCACTGTCCAGCCGATACGGCAACAAGGAGCGTTTTTGATGAGCGACTACAGCGAATTGGAGCGTCGCGCACAGGCGGCCATTGACGCCATCGGCACACTGTCTCGCGCCAGGCAGGAAAGGGAATTCAACGACGTATGCACCCCGCAGGTGGTCAAGGCCCTGATCGCCGAGAACAAGCGACTGCAAAAACTCATTTCTTGGCAGGGAGAGGGGAATAACAAGCTTGAGGTGAACGCCGGTCCGCTGATGAAGCATATGGACGAGCGCGACCGTCTACGCGCCGAAGTCGCCGGCCTCAAGACCGGCTACGAAGCCTACGAGCGGGTGAATGCTGAGTTGAAGGCTGAGTGCGAGGCGTTGCGTAAGCTGACCGTTGAGCTTCGTGGCTCAGCTGAGTGCCACAACGTGCACCATTGTAAGGCCGAAGAGCATGAGCTGGGCGATCCCTGCAAGGTGCTTGCGCGCATCGACGCCGCCATGGGCAAGGGAGACCGGCCATGAGCACAAGGAAGCTCCATCCCTCCGACAAAGCCAATGCCCCATGGAGCCGGGAGTGTTTTTACTCCATGCCGAGCAGCGTGACTCTGAAAAAGAAAAAGGCGAATAAGAGGGCTCGGCCATGACCGACAAGATCAGCGTCAACAGCGCCACCAAGCTCTCAGAGGCCATCAACGCCCTGACAGCCATGTACCGGGAAAAGAAGTTCGTCGTCGTCTCCCTGCGCCCAGGCAAGGACCGCACCCTGGATCAGAACGCCCTGTGGTTCGCCCTGTACC